TCGTACTCTTTCTTGTACGGCCTTGGTTTAGTTACGTAGGGCATCATCGCTCCTTGTGGTGTTCGCATGTGTGTACTGGACACCACCCGCATAGAGGGGTGGGGTTCGCTTGCCAGCTATCATTTTCGTAGGAAAGCCGCATTCTTTCAAGCTCCCAATAAAAATCTTGCCAGTACTCATCGATATTTTCACGGGAGTATTCCGAGGTAACAAAGTGCTCGTGCGCAACAAACAACAGGCCAGCTTTGATGTGTTTAAGTTCTGGGAAATGCGCGAACGCCATGAGCGCCATCAACTGAAGCTGCTTGGGGTCTGGGTACTTGTTGCTACCTGTCTTGTAATCAACAATAAAACCTTGATCTCCGTCCACCACCAACAAGTCAGCAATGCCCCGCGCCCAGTAGTTCTTAGCCCCAAAGGTGCATGGCTCCTTACTGTGTGTTATCGCCATACGATGCTCGGGGTACTTGATACCCTGCATATCACGCAACGGGTCGAGTTGTTTTTTGTACCGTTCGTAGTTCTTGGCGAGTGGAGTGCCGTCCTTAACGTAGTTCTCAAGAGCTGTGTGGACCTCAGTGCCGTAGAGCATCTGCTGAGTAGGTCGCTTGGAGAACTTCTTCAATACCTTTACCTGCTGGTATTGCTTTGGGCAGTTGGTGTAGTCTTTTAAGCCTGAATAAGACCACTTGATTTCTTGGGGCGTCATACTGAATCCTTACTGGTGAGTTATTTAGAGCTGAGATGTTATCAGCAATCACCGTAAGTATCACCAGCATTAGCCTCACATGCAACGGGTAATCCTGTCGCCCACTCGGGCGCAGTGTGCATGATCTTGGTTATCACTTCTTTCGCACTGTCCACCTCATAGTCAGGCACTACGCACACAGCGGCGTCATGCACTGTCAACACTACTCGGTGGTGATTGTTAATCTCAAGCATCTGAACGCCCACGACGATACGTGCAAGGGCTTGAACCACGTTCTCTACAACAGCCCCGCCCCAGATAGATATGGCCCCTCTACGAGAGTCATACACAATGCTGGACTTCTGCTTCTCCTCGTCCCACTCCTTGCGTAAGTTCTTGTATCGGATACGCATGTTGTTTGGGAGGATGATGCCTTCCTTGTCGTAGAAGACACACTTGTGTCTGCCAAACTGTTTGGGGCCGTGCTTAAACGAACCATTGAGCATGTCGTTGAGCATCGCATCTGCTTCGCCCCACAGCTCAATGATCATGTCGTTCTTGTCACGGTACACACCCACGATACGCTTGGCTTCTTCTTCATCGATCTTCACGCTGATGGGTTGAGATGTAGACAGCGTGTGCTGTAACTTTAGCGCACCAGTACCGTACCCTAGTCCAAGGATACAGGTCTTACCAACGAACCGTTGTTCAGAATCTTTCTTTGTAATCGTGCGTCCGTAAACCGCAGATGCAAACAGCGAATACACATCCTCGCCTGACGCAAACTGCTGAACCACATCGTCTTGGCCAGCCAGCCACGCGACCATACGCGCTTCGATCTGCGATGAGTCAGCGTTGATTACCTTGTAACCCTCTGGTGGCACGATAGCTTTCTTGAGCGCCTTCTTCTTGGGGTCACGGCTTGGCAGATTCTGGAAGTTGATCTTGTCCATGCCAGACCAGCGACCCGTGTGCGCCCCGTAGTATTTCAGGGGGACAGGAATGAGTCCCTTGTTGCGCTTGCCTATGTCAATAAATCTTTGAATCCGACCAGCTTCAAGAGTTGACTTTGTCCCAAGTCTTACCGCGCACAGGTGCTGGATGACCTCGTCTTCGCTCTCGCACAGCGCGATAAACCCTTCATCCTTTTTAGCCAGCGCAGGGACTTCCTTCTTTTGTTTCTCGCTCATCTTCATCGGGACTTTGATGCCGTAGTTTTTAAGAATCTCAGCAAACTTCTTATTGCTGGACAAGTTCTTACGTACCTCTTCTTCGGTCTCGCATTTGAGCTGGCTCATGAGCGATGACAATAGCTCAGACTTTTCTTTGCGCATGTCTTCGAGGCGAGTGTTCAGCTTCTCCTCGTCCACGTACAGCATGGGGTGAGTGAACATGCGTATCGTCATGTCGATCAGGCGATACTCATCCATAGGAAAGCCTTCGGCCATGATGTTGAACAGCTTGTAGGTCAGCGTCACATCGTTTTTGCAGTACTCTCCGTACTGCGCCAAGTCCTCGGGTGTGAAGTCTTTACGGCGTTTGTCGATGGCCGCAACAACCTCATTCCCTTTCGCGCCTATCTGATAGCGCTCAGCCAGATTAGCCAGTGAACCGCCAGCGTCAACCCCATGCAGCGATCTAGCCATTGCCAGCGTATCAACATAGATTTTCGGTGTGATGCCGAAATGCCAGTACAAGATACAGCCGTCGAACAGCGTGTTGTGCGCTAGCATCATGGAGTTGCGCCAGTCGAATTGGAGAAGCCACTTACGCATCGATTCACGGTCCCCTGAAAACCAAACTGGTTCTCCTGAGTCCACTTGGACTGACGCCCCGATCACCTCGAAACGCTTGTCACGCACGTATTCTTCGGTGGTCTGAGTCCGAAAGCCAAGGCCCTTACTTGTATAGTAAGTTTCAAAATCGATGGTAAGTAGGCTCATGTCGTTTTACTTGATTGAGTTAATTTCGCGGGTGAGATACCACTGTGCCTTGAGCAAGTCTTCCTTACGACTGCCCTTGTGGTCTGCGCGAGTGATGTACTTGACCACGTTGCCAAGGTTGTAGCCAAGCTCCTTGGCTTCAATGAAGTCGATGGTCTCTATGCCACCATACTTGTAATGGGCGGGGTGGTTTACTGGGTCGGGGGTAGGCTCAAACATTTCGATCTGCATGGGCACGTACGGCGCTACGTCTTTAAAGTCCACCTGATACTTCTTCGGCGTGGGTCTAGTCTTCTTGTCCATATTACGTTTGACCACGTACACGAATTGGTATTTCAGCCCCAACTCTTTGGCGACCTCTGTTACTTTCTTGTCGGGATTCTGTGCGATGTAGTCACGGGTTTTTTGTGCTTGGGAAATTTTAGCCATTTGGATTCTCCTTGGGTTGTTTAGATTCTTAAATTTTAGGGGCGGCGTGAATAAACGTACCCCCTTCTATTTTTCCTCGCGGTTCGTCAAAAAACACACGACTGCTCAGCGTGTTCTTGTTATGAAAAAACCGTGGGTTGAGTTCCTGCACAGACTTAATTGTGTGATCTAAGTTACTGCGCGTGGCTCCACGTAACTCTGATTGCAAGTGCAGTGGTAAAAGGGAATGAGATGGATAGATCATGGTTTCTCCTTGGGTTAAAAAAGTGCTTCGGGTAAGTTAGTCGTTGGCTTCTTTCGCTCGACGGTAGACAGGTGCATCAAGTTCAACACCTTTGGGTCGGCTCGGTCGAACGGCCACCATGCGTTTGCCACGAGGGCGTGGAGTTGTTCCCGCTGTGACTTGTTCAAGCGTGATGAATGCATGCAGGTTGCCGCATTCTTTTCTGCGCCAGATTTCGTTGGTGTCTTCATTGATTCGTGTCTCCAGTGTGCGTGTCCATGCGTTGCAGATTGGACATTTCATGTGTTCTCCTTGCAAGGTCAATTAGTCGGCTCATGTGATCTGCCCTGAGTGTTACCACCCAAGGGCACGGGTCAAACTCTTTGCGTCCGAGGTGGTCGTCCATCGCGCACCCTTGCAGCATTGCAAATAGTGTCTTCGCTTCGATAGCGTCCAGTAGTTCTTCGTCAGTCATGGCTTCCTCATTTCTAGCATCAGTGCTCGGCAATCGTTCCACCCTGCTGCATATGCAGGCAGCTCGTCCTCATTCGGGCCGATGGCATCGGGGACGGCTGGCTGTGCCATTGCACGGGTCATTTCATCCGTGTAATCAGCCTCTGCCTCCTGCCACGTCTCAACCAAAGCATCGGACCACATCAGTCCATGCTGGCCAATAAAATCGCTGATTGCCACGCCCAGCTTCTCAATAGAGATCATCTCGTTGCCCTGCCTCCAGCACAGGCATGGTGCTCCCACGATTTGCGGTCTACCGCAGTGTCCACAGTTGTATAAAGATACAGTCATCATCTGTTCTCCGAAGGTACGAATTTAAACGCCTTGTTTGCGTTGATCAGCCCATACGGGCTGGCAGTAAAGTTATGACCCTTGTAGCAGTCATAGCAGTATTGCGTTGGCGACTTGATGTCGCACTTGCACTTGCGGCAGAACTTCCACGGCTTGCGCTTGATAGCTTTCTCACGTTCTTCGGGGGTCATGTGTTCTTCTCCTTAAGTTTGGCTTCTGCTAATTCCAGAATGTCGTACACGGTCCTCCCCCATGTCATTTCATTCATCTCCTCTACCGTCAACCCAACCCACTCACGCTTGGGCCACCCAGCCACCACATCCTGCCGTACAAGCAAAGCAAAGCGCCGTATCTCAGGCGTCATTTCTTTGATCTCAGCCTCGGCACCGAGCCGGTCCAGCTTATCAATAATTCTTTCAGTCATGTGTTCTTCTCCTTGAGTTTGGCTTCAAATTCGGCAAGCACATCTGCCACATAGTGAAGCTTCCCAACAAATTTAGACCTGATTGGGTCGCGCTCTTCGTCTGTTAGTCCCACCCAGTTGTCACGCGGGTTTAGTCTCCTCACCTCTGCTTCGTGCGGCGCAAAGCTATCCGCAACATACGGCCCTGACTTGCGCGATATTTCGTTGCGCTTCTTGTCGGTTAAGAATACCCATGTCATGTGTTCTTCTCCTTAAGTTTGGCTTCGACTTCACGGACAAGCATCAAATCGTTCCTCCCAACGCCTTGATAAATATCGTCGATCTCCTCAACCGTCAGCCAACCCACTCACGTCGAACAACTTCAACGCCGTCATTGTCAACACGGGAGTCATAGCAAGCGCACCCCCGTTCGTAACAGGCTTTGTCTATCAGTGTCATGGCTTCCTCATTTCTAGCATCAGTGCCCTGCAATCGTTCCACCCTGCCGCATATGAGGGTAGCTCATCTTCATTCGGGCCAATGGCATCCGGCACGGCTGGCTGTGCTGTGGCGTTCTTCTCCTTGAGTTTGGCTTCAAACAATACTAGAATTTCGTAGATGGTCTTGCCCCATGTAATTTCATTCTTCTCCTCAACCGTCAGCCCAACCCATGTGCGCTGTGCTGGTGGAGTGGTGTAGAGGGCAATCGGCTTGTATGTGCTTGAGGGCTTCTTCCACCGGAAATACTTGTGACCAACTGCGTTCTCGCACAAATAAGCAATCGGTGCAGGGGCAGTAATTGAAATCATGCCCGACTGCTTAGGTTCGGGTTGTTCTAAATATTCTGCATAAATATGGTCAGAGACAAGCGCGGCAAAGTGCTCAATGTCCCCGTGCAAGGTCAGCCCATTAGCTTCAATCAACTTGTAAACTTCGTCTTTGTTCATACAGCCTCCATCAAATAAGCAATACCCGTCCACACCCACCACATCGCTGTAATGGACACCACGGCGGAGGCAATTACCCCGCCGATAAGGATCAGCTTGTGCTTCATTTAATAATCCTCCTAAAAGCGCCACACCGGGCGCAGTAGTACAAAGGTTGGCCCTCGACAGGCTCCCAGCGATGTTTGCATTCGTTCATCCGGTTCATGCTTCACCCCACCAAGATGTTGCGCAACTCTTTGAACAGCGCGAGTGCTTGGCGTACGGACAGCTTGTCGATCACATCACTGGGGTGCCACTCTTTTTCGACAGGTGCGGGTGCTGGTGCAGGCTTTGGGTTGATCACCTCGCCTGTGCGCTTGTGCAGAAGCGTGACCTTCTTGCGTTGCGCGTTGGCTTGCAGCTTGGCCCATGCCTTGGAGCCCTTGAGTGGCACGTAATGATCGGTCGTGGCATAGATCAGCCCTTGTGTCTCGCGCACGTGGTATTGCTTGATCATCTGTCCGATCAGCGTGGTGGTTGATGCAGCTTTGTACCCGCGATTAGTCAGCGCATCAACGATCTCTTTGCGGCTCTTGCCGGGGTTGTCACGGATGTGTTCAAACGTGGTGCGGCACACGTTGTTGGTGGTTGTGAAATACGCTTTAGGTGGGGTTGGCTCAGGTTCAACCTTGGTTGTTGGCGGCTCCCACTCTTCGAGGGCTTTGCGCAAAGCAGTTCCAATGTCAGGCATTTTGTTTCTCCAGAAAAGAATGTTGATAGGGAAAAGAATGTCACTTGTAGCGACGGATTGGCTCGAACTTGAACTCGCGCTCAGGCGGTGGTGGAGGGGGTGGGGTCATGCTCTCTGATGGGGGCGTCCAGCCCCACTTGCGCCACGTGGCTTGCACGTCTGCGCCGGATGTCCATTTGAATTCT